CTCCGCATTGACGGTTCATTGAAACACCTGGAGATAACGCCATTAGATTTGATCGGGCCGAAGCCAGCCACACCAGGGATGTCATCACCAGCATCACCAGAGATGAGCTGCGTGTAGTAATGCCGTATGGCTTGCATCTCTGAAACCTCCTTTATTACGAGCGCACGAGGATTGTGCAGGAGACAATGAGTCCCGGGGATGCACTGGAGGTCTTTATCGATACTACAGACAATGAACTCCTCCCCCGCAGCCCTGCACTCTTCAGCCCAGATACGAATGAGGTCATCAGCCTCTCGCCCGTGAGCAGGAGTAGCGATCCCTTGTTCAACGGCCATTCCAGTCACCGTTCGCACAAGATCGCGCTGCAATGACTTAGCTTGGGTACGTCTAGATTTCTTGTAGTCGGGAAAGAGCTGATCCCTGAAGTTATCCTTGCCGCCTACTGCGCCCTTCATCGAGTCAGAGAATGTGAAGACTTGGATATCCTTTACCATTCGAGAGAAGTTCTCCCAGGCCCCTCTGATATACTCCATATCCTCCGTATGGGTGAATTCCATCGGGCGGATACCACCCACGCCATCTGTCGCTATTATGGTATCCCCGTCAATTCCCGCCCTACGACCTGGGAACGCCCGGTATACCAAGCTATCCATGTCAATGAGTGCTATCACGTCTTGCCGCGCTGTAAGGTGCCGATGCGTGCTGCGTACTTCATGTAATGCTCCGTCTTATGTTTCTTGGCTGTCACGCCGCTAGCGTTATTGATATCTATGTAGACATCGTGTTCTCTTAGGAGGGCGAGAATCCCCAGCAGATCTGTGACTTCCGCTTCCAACGCCTCGAGGTTAGACTGCGGCTTCTCAGGGTGCTGATCTTCCATAGAGAACATGAGACACTTTGTGGCGGCTTGCGCCACCTCGGAAGCCTCTTGCGCCAATTGTACCAATAAATACTGAACCGTATCTAGTGGAAGCGGGGGTTTTACCAGGTTAACGGGCGCGTCAAACGATGCAAGTATTGAATGGTAGTCTGAGCGCATCCGCCCCAGCCCCCAGATCTCTAGTGCATCATAGTCAAGGCTGGATGCGCCCATTTCGATGTAGTGGTACGACGTTAGATACGGTATTTCGAGCTGACTAAGCTGCTTGTAAATAAGCTGCTTGTAAAACGCTCCACGGTTCACTGCTATTACACCGATTCTATTGACCATTTCAGTCTCCTTTGAGTTTATAAAACATGGCTATGATGCTGCGGCTGCCTGCCTCTACCCTGCCGAAACCTGCGAATGGATAGCGTGAATGATGGTAGTGCGCGGGAAACATAAGCAGCCTGTTGACACGCGCAGCTACGAAATGTAGCGGTTCTTTACGCTCTTCAGGGTTTGGGCTCCAGAAGGCGGTACCTGAACAGCCGTCATTGTCGGTCAGGTATAGAATTGCAGCCCTCGTCATCCGAGCATCATCCACTTTGCTGTCTTCGTGTATCCTGCGCTTGGTGTCAAAATTCTCTGGATTCAATCGCATATATGAGGAGAAGCTATAGAGCTGCTGCCCCTCTTCGATGGCTATTGCGCATTGCAGAGTGCGGAGCAACTCAGGGGATGGCTGTGCTAGTAACGCGATAGCACCCCCTAGGTCTGTCTGGTTGTACTGCGTCTCGTTAGACTCTTTGAGAGCGGCTGCAAAACCTTCGGCATAGAGCCAGCTGTCACACACTTGAATCTTAGCGCTATCCATTTTGAGAGCCCTCTTGGCCGCCAGCAGGTGCTAGCGAGTCAAAACACTGTATGGCGAGGAGGAGCGCCGTCTCTGCGTCCTGCTGCTGATGCTGTGCGACTGCTACGTCATCCTTTGCGCGTAACGATACAAGGAGGCAGGCATGGATTTCGGCAGTTGCAGCAGTGACCGCGTCGCTAGCTGACTGCGGCTGAGCTGCCTCGAAGGCCCTCTCAGGTATCACCCCAGGCACCTCCTCCCGTCGGCGAGGGGTGGGGTTGTTAAACTCAATGATCAAAGCCAACAGGGTCTCGAAGTCCCAATGCCGTTTGATATAATACGCTGTCGAAGCATTGATCAGCGTTGTGTGAGGAGCGAGCGCACCGTTTGACAGGACTAGCATATCCCCAAAGTCTTCATCACTGCTACCTCTAATAGCTAATTCTACCTTCATTTCACCACCTCCTTAATATACTTGCGCCCCTCATAGGGTAGCAAAGCTGCGCGCAGTCTATATACGCCCATAACATAACTGCGCAAATTCTTATCCGAAACCTCTTCCTCACGAAGCAGCCTCCTCAATATAGAGAACTACCTCATCTGGTATGACAACCACTATGTAGTCGTCGTATGGTTGCTCATTGCAATCTTTCTCGTGGAAATCATCCTGGTGAACTACTTCGCCATTAGGATACAGCCTGTAGTTAGTGAATATCATACCAGTCTTCTCCTATTTTACCGTCGCCATCCATGATTGTAACACCGAATAACTTCGGCCCTTCTTGAAATGCCTTAATGCCTAGATCGCGAGCTCTTATAGAGTCTTCAACTCGCGTCATGAAGTCAAGTTCGTCGTGCATGAAAATGAGTGGCACATATTCGATATCCTCATCTTCCAACCAGCCCTCCAATAACAAACAAGCCCCTGCGCATGTAGCCTTCTCACAAGATTGCAGAAGGTATACTAGGAGCTTATGCGGAGAATCTACATATACCTTCGCCCCTGAGATCGATGTGATCCAGCCACCACTACGACTATTAGATTGCCACTCTGACTTAAGGCGCCTGAGGAGCTTAGAGAAGCCTGGAACGGCATCCACAAAGCCTGCCTTCAGGAGATTGCCTTGCTTGCTATCCATGGTGCCGAAGATGTAACTCCACAACTTAGCCCCCGCCGCCCCAAAGAGAAAAGCATAAAGGATCCGCTTGGCATTTCCACGTTTTCGCAGTGCTACGTTCTCCGCCTGCGTATGCTTATCGCAGGCCACTACACCACTAGCGAGTACGTACGCCGTCCAATCGATCCCCATGCCCTTGAGCACAGCATCTAAGGCTTCTGCGTTGTACGTATGGATATCACCTGTGAGCAGGATATTTGTGAAGGCCGCGTCAGCCAGATAGTGCGCCAGTCCCCTAGCTTGGTTGCCTGCGGAGTCGCAACCTACCAAGACCCAGCCCGGCTCGCATGTGAACAGCCTTCGCATCTCTGGCCCCCACGCGGCGTCCCCTGAGGGAACATTTACGATAGTTTTATGCCTGGCACGGAGGCTAGGTGTTCCAATCGTAATACAATCGCCGTGAACACGACCGTCCAGCTCTGAACTAGCCATCCAATTCTTCAGCACTCCGAAGCGCGAGGAGGCCGAGAGGTAGGACAGGTACGCTTGTCCACCCTCCCCCATGATCTCAAGCGTGTCTTCTGTGATCTTAGGAGAGGTCTTCAACCGCTGACGTCCGACTTGCTTGTAGTTCCAGGTGTCCGGCTTCCACCCCTGCTCATACAAGAACATCTTCACATCATCACTAGACGCGAGATTGCGTTCCTCGAAAGCGACCTTGCAGAAATCCCCTATAATGAAAGGCACGTCCTCCAGACCCTTTGGCGTCCGCTCGTCGACATCAGCCGCTAGTTGGCCGATATCAGGTGCTATCTTAAAGTATGTCGCGAGATGTGCATGGTAGTTACCGGCTACTGTCCACTTAGGCTCTGTTATATAGGACTGCGCAGGAACGGTGACTCCTTTCCAGGGGCGCCAGCCTCCAGTATGAGGCACTCTGTCTAGAAGCACGGTCTTTCTCCCCAGGCGAGGTTGCAAGTCAGATGTCACTCGGTTAATCTCAGCTTCAAGTTGCCCGTGTAAGAGCTGCCCGGCCTTCCGATCAAAGGGCCAACCCTTCCACTGCGCGATAGCAGACCAGCGACTAATAGCTTGCTCAGCTAGTATGTAGTCGGGGAGGTACGGCGCGTTCGGAAGCATCCTTATGAACTCTCTGATAAGGATGTTGTAGACCTTCTCGTTGATCAAGAGGTCTCGGTCACAATATACAAGCATCTCAGGTGTGTAGACCGCCCACTCATCGAACTTGAATTTAGGGTAACCCAGTGCCTCTCCCCATATGTCAAGACCGTGACCGCGTAATCCAAATCGTAGGTAGTCCAGCACTCTTGACAAGATCAGCGTATCTCGCTGCTTCACACGCTTGGGTAGCTTGTAGTTGAAGAGCTTCTGCAGTACAAGTAGGTCGTAGCCGCATAAGTTGTGCGCAGACACCACTCTAGCGTTATCCAGCAACGGCACCCAACCCATGTCACCCTCCAGAAAATGCAAGCGTTCACCTGAGTCCAGATCTTGGATATTCATAATGTGCATTTTTGTACACTCTACCAGCAGCCCATCATTTTCTGTGTCAAATACAATATTTTCCATGCTGTCTCCAAGAGGTGGCTCGCACCACCTCCGTTCGTTAGTCGCCTAGGATCGTATCGATCTCTTCAACGAGGATTGGCTTGCAGCCAACCTTTATATAGGCGCGTAAATACCGCAGATACCACTCTGCCTTGGCCAGTTCTTGATCTGAGTGGTCTTTCCTTCCGTTACGATCTAGGTACTTTCGGATCTGCAGCTCAACAGCGCCGATAAAGACTTCTGGATGGTTCGCGTATCGCGATAACCTGTTCATTGCTTCTAGCCACTGTAATTCCTCCAGCCCATGCTTCATGTAGCCTTGGTAATGGGGAGGATCAATGGCGTCCATGGGGAGTGGTGTCTTGTCTTGTGCAGCGACGGGCTTGCCCTCTGCCGCATCTGGGTTCCAAGCTGCACTCCGTTCTTGCCCCTCTCTATGAAGCTCCAAGTCCTCCAGCGAAGTCAGGAAGTCTATAGGATTCAGAGAGTGGTCGCTTGCTAAATCAAAAACTTTGATGTAAGAGGGGGGCATTAGCGCCGAAGGAGTAACCTCCTCAAGCTTGTCAAATGTCTGCAGCCTAACGGCTGTCGCGCCCTCTGCATCAGGATCCTGTGGACCCCATTGTTCATATGCTAGTTGTCTCATATCAATACTTTGAATCTTCATCAGCAACCTCAAGTTTCCCAGAGGTATCACCGATTGCTGTGAATTCGTCAGCATCGTCTTCGAGCACGATAGTATCCTGATCTAGTACCTCGAAGATCTCTGCAGCTAGTTGAGGCGCACGGATCGCAGTAACCTGCACCGAATCGAGCATCGCTCGTAATACACCATCTTTGCTTTCTTTTGAGGTGATACCTACGTTGCCTATACTGCCCCAGCCGACTGTTTTGCCTAGTAGCGGCTTAAGTCGCGAGTCTACAACACGCGGCGGTGTCATCGTGGTTCCATCCAGCAAGACAGCTTTCCGCCGAATGTTCGCTCTGATGTATGTGCCCTTGTCGTCCTCTTCGAGATGGGTGCTAAGCCCCATGGCTTCCCAGGCCGCTTTCTTGGCGACACGGGAGCGGATCTGGATGCTCCAGTTAGGGTTAGTAGGTTCGAATCTATTCTCTTGCTCGCCTTCGTCCAATCTTGCGTACCATAATTCTACACCATCAACTCTAAGCTTCGCCATCTAATCCACCTCTTTATATAAATTATTCCATTCGTCTGCTGTAATCCCAGTCAAGATGAACTCACGCTGGTCAGCGTCAAGTCCGGGGAAAGCATCGTGTAGTGAAGCACCGCCCTCATACTTCAGAAGTTCTGCCATGGTTATAGGCATATCAACTGTTCGTGTGATGTCGGTTGCTACTGAAGTTCTAGTAATTTCCATTGTACCTCATAGCCACGCGGGCAATTCGGATTGTTTATCAAGGAAGACTAACTCTTCTACTGAGAATAACTCGTCAGGTACCAGGTATGACATAGCCTTATCATTATCAATTAAGACTAAAAACAGCTTAGCGCCGCCTACTTCAAATACTGCTTCCCAGGTGCCTCCTTCGACCTGGTTGAACATAACGCGCTGGTCCTCGGTGTCAAGGCAGACGTCGGTTTCCTTTGTCACAAAAACTAGCCAGCCAAGGGACTGCCGCCCCTCCTCACGGCTGACCTTTAGCGTCTTTACATAGTCGCTGAGGATCGGTTCCATTACGCGATTGCTGTAACTTACACACACATCGAACAACGGTCTTGGGATCTCACCCAGACACAGCCTCTCATGTATGGCGATCATCCGTGGGTCCAAGTTGGGTCGTCGGCGTATTCTGCCATCTCCTCAGCATCAGAAGGTTCGACCAGATGCGCCTCGAGGATCACACTGATAGTCGCCATCTCGACCTTACCCTCCCATTGACCGGAAAGGATGATGTAGTCGCCCAACAGAAAGACTGTTTCAACCTCCACACTAAAAGCTTCGCAGGTCAATCGTTCTGCTGTGATTTCATCAAAAACATCATCAGCTTCTGCAACTACCAAGCCGTGGATGAGACGCTGCGCTGCCACTAAGCTGCCAGCGTAGCCATCAAGTCGTAGGTCTTCCCACTGCCTTACCAAACAGTTCGTGACGTATAGTTGGATCAGTGTGCTGAGCTCGTCCGAAAGGACATCCATCCCTGGCTCAGCGCCAGTTAGTACCTTAAACATGCTCTGCCTTCATTTCGTACCGCCTTTGAATAGTGCAGCTGTCGTTGGCGTTGTGATGCCATAGAAATCGAGGATCAATGCGGCATCTACAATCACCGACTCTCCTGGTGACTTGCTAAGGTAGAGAACAGCCTCGTGATCCTCCGACCAGATAACGATGCCAGCCCACTCATCAGGGTCTAGCGGATCGACGCACTCAATAAACTTCACGAAGTGTGTGTGCTCCGTGATCAAGGTGCCGCTAAAAGAGTGGCCTACTACGCCAAGGGAGGCGTAGTACACCAAGAGCTGTATGAAGGCGCTGCTCATATCACCCCCGGCGCTTTCACACCATGACGCCTATGGTGAAAAGCCTCTAGGGTGTTCACTGCTCCCCCAAGGTAGCTATCGACGACTTCACACAGAAGTCGTACAAGACAATCCGTTCAAATACTTCGTCGCCAACAGAGATCGTAACACCCTGCTCTGCGACAGTGACCTCCGCGTGTACCGCCGCATAACCCACCGCCTCTAACGACTTAGCAGCTATGTCCTCCGCCGCTCGTAATGCTAGCGACCTGCTACGGTGCAGGTCGTGCGAAACAGTGATGCCCCGCAAGCTGCCAGGGATGCTCTTCTGGTGTATCAAACCTACGAAATTCATATGTATCTCCTTGTGCGTTACTGCATTACGGGCTTGAAGGTGAGTGCTCCGGCGACACCTGTGTACTCAATGCCGTCATTTCCCAAGCGGTTTACAGTGGCGGGATCGTTTTCAGCATAAAGCGTTTCCACTGTTATGATAGCTAACGTGTTAAAGGTACCCATGTCACGCTGCTCATACGTCCCACCGAGAACAACGTAGCCCGAGACCGCTTTTTCCACCTTCGCTGCATCGTGAAATTCCTTAATAAGCTCGCGTGTCTCAGCGCCTACTGCCTTGGCTGCTGAGAAGGCTGCGGCCCTTGTGGTGAAGTAGCGGGGTGATACAAGCGCATCATTCACTCCACTGTTCAGATCCTCTATTGTGATTACGTATATAGGGTCCATGTTAAGGAGCTCCTAGTTCGGCGAGTTGCGTCCTTAGGCCATCTATAATAGCATCTCTGTGCGCTAGCTCAGCCGCGATAGAGGCTTTAGAATGCAAGGCCTCTCGAGTCATAGCGTCTACATGCACTAGATAATAATCCTCCAGCTTGCCCACATCACGGTTTCCATACTGTTTCATTCTACCTCCTTAAAAGTCCAAATTCCATTACCATCAACTTCTGCATAGCCTGCTTCTATTAGATGAGCAGCAACCTCACGCTCGCCTACGTTGAAACTCCGCAACCTATCAGATGCTTTGTCAGTTATGATCGTCACCCCTGCTGCTGTAGCCGCCAGCAGTTCGTAGATATCAACGGGCAAACGTCCTGCACGTGCACCGTTGACTGATACCGCAACTACGTCATCCTGCAAGTAGAAGCCAGGGTTGACCATGATGCAGTGCATTGCGTACTTCGCCGAAGACGAGCCGACGACGCCTCGTGCGATAAGGACGTTGCAGTGTCGAAACTTTGTCGCATCCTTCTGCTGGTAGTACCCGCTAGCGATCTGCGAGAGTTGCGCACCAATCAGCATTCGTCGAAAACAGCAGGCACCAAAGCACCGATGGGCGGGGTATTGCTACTTGCGTGTAATGCGCTATACGTCGCAAGGTGACGAAGGTATAGCCGGGTAGGGCTGCCCAAACCCTCCATCCTCTCGATCAGGGTTCGCGCCTTGCCCCCCGAGGCGAACTGCACCGAGAATAACTGTGAGGGTGAGGCGTCTTGCAGGGCCTTGTACTCAGCGGCAGCATCATCGTTCATGGCGTCTATGGCCACCTCCTTGCAGTTATAGGTGAGCGGCATGGCGATCGGTGGCCCGACTGCAACACGCACGCAGTAAGAGGCTTCAGCGGGGTGGGTCTCTTCTTTTTGCATCTGGTTCCTTTATGTCATTGATGGGTCAGCGCCCAGCCTTGCTGAAGCGGCCTCATACGCTTCGCTTGCCGCTTCGGCTGCACTGAAGCGGCCTAAGTAGTGGCGCACGCCATCACGCTGAATCTGCGAGAACCAACCGCCCGCCGGGTGATGGAACACACCACGAAAGCCACTCTTGTTATTGACTGACCGCTTTCGGGTGCTGCTGGCGCCAAGCATTTTTTGAGTCTTTAGGCAGAGGTTTGCAAGCGTAAGGTTTCTGCCGTTGCCATCCAGAAACGAGACGAGCCACCCATCTGTTATTTCGCCATAATGCATTTTCCATATGATCCTTGCCATTGAGTAGGTAGTCCCCTGGTACCTTACGAGGGGATCAGGGCGTCCATAGCTCCCTGCCATAGCGCCTGCCCTTCCGCCAGCGCTAGCGTTTATCCTCCAAAGCAGCTTACCCTCTGGTAGATACTCGAATATATCATTAAAGTCCATTCTTATCTCCTTAACTGAAGCAATATTCAGATTCTAATATGGTGGAAATGTCGAAATCACCAACCTCAAGTGCATCTGGCGACTCCCCAATTTGCTTCAAGATACCCCCTAGCGGATTGTCTTCGTAGAGCACAACAAACTGCTCTCTAACAATCCTGAAAAGATCATCCATGTCGGCTGCCAAGCAACCAAACGAATCATGCACGGTTGACACAGGAAAGCTACAGGCATTGACGGTCAAGATCAAGTGCGTTGCATCTAAGCTGTGGATCAAGTTAGGGGAAGCTCCTTGCGACTGTTTCCCCTTGGACATGACCTCCTTCTCGGTAAAGCAAATGCGTAGTTGCAGTGCATTTGCGTGGTACCCAGTACTCTTGACACGACCTTCCGCTGGGCCGTAGGGCACCCAGACCTTCTTCACCTCCCCTTCGACATAGTATTGAACTACGGGGAAGTTGATGATAGGCGTCTTCCAGCTGAGGAATTTACCTGCCTTCTCAGCTCTCTTGCCTGCGTTCTCAAAGATGCCCAGTAGCTGCATTGGCTTGCGTAATGCAGTCCTGCAACCAGCGTGGGTCTCCCTGCCCAGAAAAGCGCCCCATGAGTTTTCCATGTAGAGCAATCCGGGAATATTGTGTTTCCTTGCGTCGTCTATGATTTGTTGGCCAAGGCCGTAAGCACTTCCGCCGTAAGGTAACGTCATTACATTCGTTGTGTTCGAGGAGGTTCGTTAGGCCTCCCCCGTTGTGTATTATACGCAGCTGTAAGCCTTAGTAATTCTGCCCAGCCTCACATCACCCCGTAGGTGCGGGCGGACCCAAGTACGATGTGTAGGCGAAAAAATCCTGACATGCCCCCTGACAGCATGCAGCCTAACGCCGCCCCTCCCGCCCCCTTCCGCGCCTTCGGCAGCGATCTCTTGTCTTGTGCCTAGCTCGACAGTCAATACGCGATAAGAGTCGAAAGGCGCTTTCCCCTTTCTGAGACGTTTCGCATTGCAGGCTGCGGTTACAGGCCTTACCTCCTTTACTACCGTGTTGGCGCACCCGCACATAAACAAGAAAGCTAGCGCCACTTCCTGTATGGTTTTAAGCTCGAGGCTTTCGGCATCGGATAGTGGGCCTTTCGCCCCTGCAAACATCGGATTTTGTATGACCAGCCCTTGAGGACTACGGCCCTCTGCAGTAAACAGCGGCACCAAGCTCACTTGGCGTTGCATACGCAGCATAGTGGGCGATTTAACGAGGTCGCAACCGAACATCATGATAAGGACTGCGCCGGTGAACAACCCAGACTCATCCCAAAAAATGTCGTGGTCAACCCCACCAAATTGGCCGAGCTCTTTGACCTGCGCCTCCGACATATCAATGACGAAGAATACCGCCCTACTCGACAAATTTGCAGGGTCACGCTCTTCAACCTCGAGGCATATCCTAGGAAATGGCATATGAAGGCGTGTGCCGCCTAGCGTATCCACGTTGCCGACAACATCTAGGTAAGCGTCAGGGGGCAGTAAGAAGTCTACCGCAGTGCCTACTGCAGCGGCAATTGCAGTGAAGGCGCCAGCGTGAATGCCGGCATCCTCCCACCTTGCCGGGTCGGCTTGTGCCAGCCGCACCGATCTCGCCAAATTAGCCTTGACTACTGCAATACTCATCAGTCTCTTCGTTCTCATTCCAATCTCCTTGAGCTATCGCTCGTTATTTAACGTTAATACACAACAGCTGCATGTTACCATGCAGACCAGACTATATCATAGGTGGCCGAAGCCACCCCCTGCGCTTCCCAGGACCTATCCCAGTACGAGCTAGGACTGCCGAAGCAGCCCATCATCGCTCTAGTCGTTACACTTTCAACACCGCCAAGTGTTTGTTACTTACCCACCACCACACTGCCTAACCTCCCGAGAAATAGTATCTGACGTAAAGGCTTCTCGTCTATTGGCACTTTGATTACTTCGCAAACCGTTCCATTTGCAACCTCGTAGTACCTGGAGTACACATTGTCTTCCTTCTTGCGGCCAGCAGCATTAAGCGCATCAGTCACACATATATTTAGTTGCTGTCTTGCAGTTTCCTCTGTACTATAGAGTGTTACAGCTGAACGCCATACATCAAGTACCCAAACAAGACTACCTTCTACGCTATCATCTTGCTTTATAGCTGCGTCGTGCATACTTCCCATAGCGACCCCTCCAGGTGCGTTGACCGTCAGTCTATTTACTACTTTATATGGATGGTGAGAGCCCTCAGTTAGGCTCTCTTGTGTAGTCCTGGTGCTAGCGAGTTTGAACTCTAGATCAGAAACTGGTACGTAAGACAAGCTTACGTGGCGTTTCCCAGGGTGCCTGTTTACTTCGCAAAGGACACCACAATAAAGTAACCCTTCTTCACCTTCGTTAATAAGCCTTGATAATGTGGGGCCATTCAAAAACCCCCTGACTACTGGGATGCCTGAGCTATCTGAAAATGCTCTCAATTCCTTAGCTAGCTCAAAAAACCTACCGTGCCATTGCTTCTTACTAGCTATAAAAGGCTGCAGCAGTCGTGCTAACTGAGCAATCTGTCCTCCATTTAGATCATGCATAATATCTAATCCTCAGTCTTTAGAAATTCTATAGTGTCTTGAGATCCTATTAGGTACTGGTGCTTTATTTCAGCAACAGCGGAGTTCACCATAGAGTTGGCTACAGCTACAATAGCGTTAGCATCTTTAGCATTGATACGACCCTCTGTTAAGTCTATCAAAGTGACTGCTAATACGGCTCTAAGTTCTTTTGTGTTTTTCATGAGGATATCTCCAGTAGTACTCGTTTAAGTTTAATTAAGGCTCTTTTTACTTCTATTAACTCAGGGGGTGCCTTTTCAGCCCCTTGAGTTTTAAGCAACCTACGAATATAGCTATCTTTAAGCTCCTTAACCGCTATAAAGCCCTTACGCCTGTTGTATACTTTGCATCCGGGCGCTGTTCGGTCTTTTACATTCCTGCATTTTCTGCACTGTGTATGCTTCATTAAGGCATGGCGATCATGTCTAGGGAAAGCTTCAAAAGGTAGCATTTGGTTACACACGAAACACTCAAGCATTGTTTTTGTGGCCATTCGCACTCTTCTGGGTATCATCCCTTTTGATAACCTCCACAATCGATCTTTCTTAATATTGCAACTTATACAAATCCTATGGGGTATCAGTCGACCGCCACTCAACCTCTCATAAAAGCGCGAAATGACTTTCCATCTGTAACAAGCAATGCATTTATTGCGACCACATATTGTAGTGTTTGGGGCTTTAGGCATATAAGCTTGGCGACTATCGTCTGCCCTCCTTAAAATATTGTTGACACTTGGGGTGGCCTGGCCGAGTACGTATAGGCGCTCGGTTCAGGATGCTGCCTTCTGGCAGATACTCAAATATATCATTAAAGTCCGTTGGTTATGACCGAATACTTATCCATTTCTTCCATCATATGATCTTGTGTAGCTGCGTGCGCCATCCCGTTATCGTATAAGATCTTGAGACCGGGGCGTTCGCCGAAGATGTCGTAGTGCACACCTTCGAACATAAGCCAGGTATGCTCCATCTCATCAGCGCATATTACCACGCTATTCGGAATCAGCGCATGTAACGCAGCTGCGAAGTTCACGCAATTTCCGCAAAAAAGATGTCTACGATCAACTCATGAGGACTTTCAGCGTTTTGAGCTGTACCCCTCAGAAGTCCAATTGCTTTCAGAATGTGCGGTGACGCGTTAGGTTCACCAGGAAAGTCCTGGTCAGCGGGGCGTGTCATGTTGCATCTCCTCAATTTCAACAGTAAGGCAGGTGTAGTCGCCCACGTCGCATATACCGACTCCAATTTCGTCACCCGCAATGAACACCTTTACAACGTCGTACTTCTCGCGGATGGCTTGCAATCTCACGATCAGTGCGCTTATCGAGTCACTGCCATCTAACACAGGGAGGTATTGCTTCCCGTCCGATGTCGTTATTATTTCTGGTTCGCTTTCTACTAGCATGTCATTTCCTTTTTGTAGTACTTGGCGGTGTTGCTTAGCTCGGTATTGCCCACAAGGGGTGTCCACCGAATTCACATGGTTTTACAAGCGCAATTTTTTGTTCACGCTTGACAATCTTTCTGATGTGTCCTGACTCAGTAATGCGCAGCCAGAACACAGGCGAACACAACCTCAACACTAGAGCATGACCCTCTTTGAATGTCTTGGCTGCATGTATCGCCTTGAATCGCCCCTCGCTCCTAGGCGCTTGTGAGGCGATACGTGATTTTAGAATAGCTAGATGGTCGATGAAGGTCTCGCAATCTTCGATCTCTTGGCTATCCATCTCACGTTTATACTCCCGCAGCTTGTCCCACATATGCGCCCCGATATACGCATACAGATCACCGGGATACAGGCGCGGTACTAGGTTCACATGCTCGGCTGTCTCCGCATCTCTTGATAGCGCTGAAAGATGCTGAAGACCATTGGTGCTACCGTCGATAAATATCACGACGGTTGATTCAAAGTCGTAGTCTTGATTGCGTCCCCAGTATCGCATGAAGTGTCGAAGCTCCATACAGTACAGCATAAATTGCCAGGGTGAGTCAGCATTCATCCAATCCTTGTTTATCTTTGGCGACTCAGCAAAGCCCATGAGCATCCGCAAATGTCGTAGACCCCATCTGAAGCGTTGCTGCAAAGGTATCTTGTCAGTCGTCCGACTTCCTACCTTGCCTGCCCACTTTGTAGCAATTGCGATTAGCAGCCATCGGAAGCCCTCTCTGCCTAAGGCTTTGCCCTCAGAACGTCGGAGCAGACCTTTAGCGGTGTCAGCGCCTTGCTCATGCAGGTAAGCGGTGGCAGGGTAGATTCTTGACCTGAAGTCGTAATAGTACCTGTGATAAAAGATATCCCCTAGAAACTTATCCGCAATTTCATGAATGATCTGATACTCTCTGACCTTGGAAGCCTTCGCCTCCCTGTCGTAGATTGACCAGATGTCTTTGAACGCCTCTTCGCGATTGTCAAAGGCCCACTGCTGAAGCTGATAGAGTCGGATATCTACCGTCCAGCCCACGTTTTGGACGCGATTGATACACTTAAAAAGCAGCGGCTGGTTCTCAATAGCAAGACGGTGGAGGACTGCCTTGTCTCCCGTCTTCACCATCACTTCGCCCTTACTGTTCCAAGCTCTTGTCCAGTTCTCCGCTGGGGAGAGGTGAGGCAAACTCCTGGAGCTTTCGGTGGGAAGGAGACGCCAGAGTGCAGCCAATCCTTCCGTGTCCACAACCTCAATCAAGTACTTGTTGTGTTTAGAGCCCTCGACAGTGCCAAGCTTCAAGGCGGTAAGACCTACATCCTCTAATGAATATAGAAAAAAACCGCCTAGCTTTGCTGCTTGTGCTGAATGCTTCTTTACCTCAAACTGGCGCATGAGACCTCGACCTATTGAAGTCGATAGCTCTGCCAGTGGTGCCTCTTCAGCTTCCCCGTGTGGCGCCCTAGTATACAGGTACGTCACACTAACTAGCGTAGGAATACACTGTTTAAGAGCCCACTCTTTTACGAATGCGATTGAGGACTTCGGAGGGATCTCCTCGAGTCTAGCGGTCATTGAGGCGACTAGTGCGTCTATCACATTTAATATCTCCTTAGTAAGTAGATGGTTGCGACCACGGCGATCAGCACCGTTTGCACTTGTGCTACATGGTATGCTACTGCGAAGAACGTCAGATACAGCATGAACCTGGCTAACACTGTATACACTGCTTTCTCTTTCTTGTTTAAACGCATCATTCCCTCGGTGAAAAGGGCATGATGTTACTACCCTTTTAAGTTTATAGACATATAGATACTCCTTATTTTGGGGGCATTGAGCCGGACGTGCGCCGGATATGGCGGGTTGCTGCGCTGGCTAAGCGCATGAAAAAAAAAAAGAATAAAAAGAAACCACCCCCGAAGGGGTGGCTGAAATTGTTACCTACCTTGACGAATAAGCTTCGCTGAGAGATACACCGCGAGACCAATGCCAAGCGCTTTTACAACGTTTATTGAAAGCTCTGGATCCTTGCCGACATGCGCTGTGACAGAGGAGAAACAGACAAGCACGAGAAGCCACAAAGCGTAGCGCGTGCCGTTAGCTCTTATATTTCCTGCAACAAAGAGGAGAAGAAAGAATGCAACTACTGTGTATCCAATCACATCAGCTACGGGCGCTGATGTTTGCAAGTATATAAGCGCAAAAAGAAACAGAATGGCTTGTATCATGGGATGCAGACCGTAACACCTTTACTAGGCCGTCCACTTTTGTAGGATACGCCTGAGGCCTTCGCTTTTGCGTTGAGAAGATCAAAAATTTCTTGATCCCTAGCGGAAAGCGTCGGCTCTGGAGCATCCTGCTCTGGTGGATCCTGCCATGTCAAACGGCACCTTGCCGTTCTAGCCGCTCTGTTAGAGGCTCTTGCAAACGCCACCAAACAAACCAATGCGATAATGATCCCGATCACGAAGTATGCTGTGATCATCGCACCACCTCACGGTTGTCATATTTAATTACAGCAGGTATTGCGTAGCTTAATGACACCGCGCTAATCACAAAAGCGATCAGTAAAAATTCTAATGCGAACATATCGTTCTCCAATTGTTGTTAATCACACTATTCTACAGTGGCAGGTGCTTCCTTAGGAGGCAGAGTGCCGTCATGAACAGCCTTTGCCCAGTCTTCCCGCCTTAGTAGCTCGCAGACACCCATTAGCGGATGGCCTATAATATTATGAACAGGCCAGTTTCTATATAAGCGATCCACGAGAGCAAGCTTTCTTGTCAGAGCTTGCTCGAGCCGGTTCATGCTACACCTCTTGAAAGACGCGCCCATTTAACAGGCGACGACGGTGTAATCTCAATAACACTAAACTTCAAAACCCGACAGTCATTCCCAGCATATGTAACAGTAGCTTCATCACCTGTGACGGTCGCCACAGCAGTCTTAGCCAAGCTAGCAAGAGCTGAGTGTTCTCTTACTAGTGCTGCCATGGCTCTTTGTGCTGCTTCGCGGCTATCAAATGGTTCTGTTGATACAGTTGCTTCTGAGAAAAACCCGTTTGTGACTAATGTCATTATAGTGAACATATCGTTCCCTTTGAAAGATTAAATAGAGTAATATCTCTATCATATAAGATACCATTATTTGCGCAGATGCTTTTGCGGAAAAAAGCTACCACCCGAAGATGATAGCTTGTGTGTTGCTGATACTAATTGTAGTATCAATAGATCTATAATAAAAGAGAACCAAGGCTCTCCTTAGGGAATTCCTAATACCCACGGGGCGCCGTAGGGTTAATTCAACGGGCAAACCCCGCAGTGCTTTCATCGAGTTACCCACTGTCACTTTTTATGACGGCTGAGAGAGTGGCCCTCTGCGCTAAAATTTCGGCTGAGGGGACACTCAGGGGACGCCTCCGAACGCCTCAGACGTGGGAGTTTTGCTGATGCTCTGCACCCTCCCGCGAAAGTGGCTCACCTCAGAGGTGGCCTCGTACTGTCGTTAGACCAGAAGCTTAAAGGCGTAATAGCCCCGCCTTGTCCAACCTTGCTTCTCTAGTATCCTGGTGAGAACAAAGGCAGGGTCATTGTGGCTGGCGGTTGAGGCTACGATCTCCATGCCCAGCTCACAGGCGCGGTCTTCGATAGCTTCGTGCGCCAAGATAACTGCCTTGACGGCTCTTACGCCTGTGAGATTTGTCATGTAATACATCTGTTGGAATGTCTTGGCCTGGGTGTGGCCGAGACCGATCTCCTTCGCAAGAAACCAGCCTACCAACTCTTCCCCGAGCCGTATCAGCCTGAAGAATTGCTGGCGCTTGGCGGCCTCTGTCATAAAGCGGATCGTATAGGCTCTGTCAACAGGCACATCTGGCGAGATGCTGAGGTATAGATCTACACAATCTACAATCTCTTGACACGACTGCGCCTTCTCCAGCCGGAGTATGTTACGCGGGCACACGATTTCTGAAGGCATCGATCAGCTCCCACAAGTCCTCGCTTCGAAAGTGCCCTGCGGGCCTGCCGGTTGCTGGGTCGCCTAGCATGAACGTGTTATACTCGGCGCCCATGATGCCTACACTTTCGTAGGTTTGTGGAAACGTCGGCAAGAACACGCCGTCTAGACGCTCGCCATGCCCTATTGTTATAGTGATGTGGGACCCGATCGAGTGTGTGTAATCGATGATATCTTCTTGCGAGCCTATTACTTGTATCTTTGCTCTCATGCTGTTAATTCCTCTTAGTTGGGTGAGAGCGCCCTAAGACGCTCTCCTACTTATTTAGCCCGTAGAGCGGCCACCTCTGCTTCTAGTGCAGTAACCTTGGCGGACAGCTCCTGTATAGCCTTCACCACAGGTGCTGCTACTCCGTTGTAATCGAAGCCTAGCGTGCCATCTGGGTTGGCTGCTACCAAAGAATCACTCTCAGGGATCAGATCTTGGACCTCCTGCGCGATAAAGCCATGTGCTGTAAGGCCCGTACTTGCTAGCAGCTTGTAGGTTCTAGGCCTCAAGCTCTCGACAAAAGCAAGCCCCAGCACCTCGTCCTCTATATCCTTCTTCAGGCGCCTATCGGAAAAGTGTTGTATACTGACTAGACTGCCACTACCTGCCGTTACCACCGATGAGGCCAGGGCCCCAGATACCTTGATTGAAAGCGCTTCCCCTGCAGGCTGGGCCGCGCCTGCGTTACACCACACATAACGACACCAGTAATAGGCGAGGGTGCCGCCAAGCCGCCCCGCGCTGTATGCGGTGGCACTGTTGGTCACCCAGGACTCTAAGCCTGCTAACGTCTGTCCGGAATCAGCTAGCACTTTACCGGTGGTATCGCTGAAGACGGGGATACCCCATTGGTTAGCTGCGCCGGGGCCTGTCACATCGCCAGTACTCCCGCCGCTTCCAAGATAGTATGAGGGTAACTGCCCCCCGAGCTTCTCTGCATTGCCCGCCGTGAGGTTTGAGACGGTCTGCGTTGAGATCACGAGGGAGCCATTGACCTCGAGCGCGGTATTCGGTGAGGAGAAGAAGCCGCCTATAAAAGTACCGTCTCCCACAACACCTATGCCTACACTATTTCCGACCCCTTTACCTACAACACCTACGTTGTAGCGCGATGAGCCAGCTGTAGCGAGGCCTAGTACCCCTACTCGTGCATTTGAAGACGACAATGGCGATGTTTGGCCATAACCATACACAGAGTAATCCAGCGCGATGAGGGCCCCCCCGATATTCACAGTGCTGCCAGCCCCCTGAACACCATAGGCCTTGATATTACCGCTTGTGTCCACACTGCCGGCAATGATTGCGCCTAAGTTAGGAGACATGCCTGACAGTGTAGTAGGCACGCCGCCTACGCCGCTCCAGTTAGCAGTCCCTGCTGCATTGCTTATCGCAGTGACCTGAGTAGAGGTAGCGCCTACTGTTGCGTTGGCTGCTATACCCGCCAACTTGCCACCATCGATCGTACTGAGACCTGACAGCGTTGTTGGTCTGCTGACTACGCTTGTCCAGTTAGCAGTCCCTGCTGCATTGCTTATCGCAGTGACCTGAGTAGAGGTAGCGCCTACTGTTGCGTTGGCTGCTATACCCGCCAACTTGCCACCATCGATCGTACTGAGACCTGACAGCGTTGTTGGTCTGCTGACTACGCTTGTCCAGTTAGCAGTCCCTGCTGCATTGCTTATCGCAGTGACCTGAGTAGAGGTAGCGCCTACTGTTGCGTTGGCTGCTATGCCGCTTAGCTTGGTTGTTTGGGCAGGAGTGGCCCCTACTGTTGCGCCTGTTGCTATGCCTGTCAACTTCGTAGTATCAGCCTTTTCTGCAAGACCGAGGGCAGCCTTTAACAGCTGCCTTTTATTCAACGTGTCGGTCAGTTGAACGATGAAGCCGGGCAGTGTGTTACCCGCAGTAAGCGTTGTGTTCGTCGATAGACTAGCATCATTTATAAATGACGGTAATGTCCATGGCACAGACGCCACATTACTCACAGTCCAGGAGGCGGAATGGAGCATTGTAGAGAGCGCTTCAAAACTAGTCACGTAGGTGGATGCCTGCGTTGTGGTCAAGCCTCGATCATTAAAGGTCTGTACCAGCTTCACCCCTTCATCGACCAAGGACATCCAAGCAGCTCTCAATTGCTGCTTCTCCAGCACGGTGATGATGCCGTCGTTCGTTATAGTATCAGTGAACGCCTTGGCAAACGATGCGTTTGAGACAACAGTTGTAGCAGACGTACCCGCGATGTCAGCTGTAATATTGCCTGTCGTCCCGGCGAGAGACCAGGTGCCAACGAGGCCTCCACTCACCTCACCATCGGCGGTCACTCTTGTCGCGACGATGCCTGCGCTATACGACCTGTCCATGGGAAGGCCATAGAGCACTAATGTCCTGGCGTTACCTGCTGCTGTCCCTGCTATCGGGGACAAGAGGCTAAGGGCGCCTGGAGTGCCTGGAAGTGCGGCAGACTCGAAGTGGATCACAAAGGTATCAGCCTTCAGAGCCCCTTGCGTGTACGACCAGACCAGCGTGATATCCACGCTGCCAACAGCTGAAGTAGCAGTTGAGATTGAGACCAATGCAGGCAGATTTGTAGGTGCGTTGGGATTCCGCAGGTCCGCCGTATCACTGACTGTCGTTGACACATCTGTAGCAGGAACGCCATCGATGGTACCTGAGACATCCCCCTGAAATACAACCGAAGTGCTTGGCTGATAAGGGTTCTCACCTGCGCCTGCAGCCGTGACAATAGGAGACGCTATCACGCCGTCGGCGTTCACGTCCTTGTCTACTGCTCTGAACGACCGCACACCTATCGTGTAGTAGTCAGAAGCTGCTAGCCCAAACCCGATAAAAGCGCGTTTATCCGCAGGTACTTGAAATACAGTCTCTTCTGCGGGGGTGGTGCCGAACACATAGGTTGCGGAGGACGCGCTCTTAGATGCGTATATCGCGAAACCGTCGATGTCACCCTCTGCACCGCTGTAGCCCCATTCGATACTGATATCTGCAGAGCCATCGCTATTCAACGTGTGATCCACTGCGGTCCCATCAGTAAGCAGCACCGGTGCGATTACAGCGCCACCATTACGATCGTTTGCTGTGTTGAAGTTCGTAATCGCATCAGCTATATCGGAAGCGGGGACACCATTGATGTCTGCCGTTACATTGGCGGGAACACCAATTCGGACCCATGACGTGCCAATTACAAGTGCCCCTTGCTCTCCGCCCGCAGACGTCATGCGGACCGCTGCGATACCTGCCCTATACGAACGATCCATGGGCACACCGGGGATGATAAACGATCTTGCAATACGATCGACAGTTGCCAACACCGTCGAGGACGTTGTAGGCCCTACATCATCTTCAGTGAAGTATAATGCGAACCCATCCGCAGGAAGTACTCCATCAGTATAATCCCAGTAAAGCGAGATATCCACTGTCCCTACAGGAGACGTAGCAATGCCCATGGTGCCGAGAATAGGAACGCTTGTTGGTGGAGCTAGCGTCCTAAAGGCAATAGTCGCTGCTGTGACAGCAGCTGCATCATACACCTTCTTCATTGTAAATGTAACAAGCCCAGTTGTACCTGTCGCGGTCTCCGTAGCGCGTATGGTAGCCGTCGCGGTGTCCGCTGCTATTGCGGTGATAGCAAGATCGCCCGTGGCTGTGTTCAAGGTAGCTGTCATGTCCACTAGCAAGCCCTCGATAGCGTACACCACCCCTGTATTCAACACAGTACCGCCCTTAGTAGCTACGGTCAAGACGCCGAATGGGAACTCTGTGGGTAACGGCACCCCATCCTCGTCCACAAGGATCGTAAGCGAGGGAGGAAGCATCTGCAGCCAATAGCCGTCAGAGAGTACCGCGTTGACTGTGAGGCTGTCACGGGTACGATAGAACCTCTCAGGGAAACCGGTCTCAGTCACCTCCACCGCATAAACCTTGCCGGTAGGTGGGTCAAATGAGGCAACTGCTAGCGCTGCTGTAGTTTCGCCTACGAGCTCTGTGTCATCTTCAAACCACTTGTAGCGCGGCGTTGTGTATCCCGTATCTTCCGCTGTTAGTGTAAGGGCTAAAGGGTTGAACACCCCATCGCCATCCTTCATGAAGACACTTGTAGGTGATGGCTTGATATCTACCATTCGGGCGGTTGCCGGATCAAACATGAGATTTATCGCGTCTGCCCCTGTTGTTGTCAGCGATGACCAGGCACCACCAGCTGTAACAGCCCGCACCGCAAACACAGCGGACGCTGCTGTAAGAAGAGGTAGTGTGTATGGAGGCGTAGTGGCGTCACCTAAGAGCTCCCAGATTTGCGCACCGTCAGCGTCCAGTTTCCCGAAGGCCCACATATACAGATCGTAGCGAGTGACATCGCTATCAGGCACGAGTGCCCAGCTGAGCTGGCCTGAGGAGGCGTTCAAGATGCCATACTCCTCCACGTATATAATCCACTCAGGGCGAGACACAATATTTGCGTACACTGAAGGTGGCTTTATGTAATCGTTATCGTTGACATTCCAGGCAAGCTGTACTGGGTCGAAACGCAACCCTTGAACTTCTGCGACGTTTCCCTCGAGAATCTTGACCTCCTCTATCTTCACGAAGAGGTCTGTCACCTCGCCGAGCGCCAACGCAACGCTCTCTAGCTTGATGATATCCCCCGGCTCCAAATATGAGTCGACGACGTAATACTGAAACTTGATTGCGAATGCTGAACGTGAGACACGTACCTGCCCTTCTGCATGGGCTAGCGCGTGATAGTAGTCTGTGATGCCACCCTCGAACGTGTCAACCTCGAGCTCTACACCAGAGTCCTCTTCGAGCATCTCTCTGTAAGCAGTATCCTCGACGGCGACTGCGTCGTAATGTGTGTAGGCGGCTGAGCGGGTTGACCACACGATGGAGCCGCCTGCTGACGTTAGCGTTGCGCCTACACCCTTAGGGCCTTCGCCTCGACCGCGCGGCTTCAGGGCATTCTCCGCATAAATACGGATAGCATACTGCTGGTCTTCTACAAGAGTTACGACCCACGTCCCATTATCGGGGGCGACATGCCAGACATCATCCCATTCGTCGCCGGGGTTATGCCGCACACCGTCCAAGTAGATCCGCATCCTATCATCAGCTGTATATCTGAAGGTGTAAGTACCGCTGGCCTTGCACAGGAATGCCCAGGACATGTCCGTGTTTTCTGTTTGACCATCCCAGACACCATGGCTATTCAGAAGCTTAGCCTCGCCACTAGCAGCGTCCCAAGAAGAAGAACTAACGATAGAGTAGGCGACACCACCGACGCCCCTGAAGTTGGTCCTAGTGACCTTGGAGGGCCAGGAAACCGATTCTTCTTTAAAGCGAGAGGTCTCGCTGTGGTATCGAACAGTGGCATGATTCAAGCGCTCATCGGTAGTCGGCCACTTGATCTCAATCTGCTGGTCTAGCACTAGGTCGGCGTCTGTCAATGTAGCTACAACTGCAGCCAGAGTCTCGGTAATGTCGGCAGGTGCCTGTAACACTAGCTTGTATGTCCCCTGCGACCATAAGAGCCGTGCGTCCCCCATCGCCCCTAAGATTTCTTGCACATTCTCACGAATAGGCTTCGAGGTGTCCAATGTCACATTACATTCATACCGAGGGAGATCGCGATGTGTTACCCAGCGTTTAGGGGTCTCGCCAAGCCTTGTAGCAGGCTGATACAGCTGCCCACCTACAGGCACGTTCGTCCTGACAATAGCACCACATACCGCAGCCGCTGCCTCGAAGCTCGGCAAATCCATCTCCGCGATAGGAACACCTTTACCCACACCACCATCGATAAGATAATCCAGCAGACACCAAGCCGGGTTATTGCTATACGTACGCGCCTCACTGAGGATCCCTAGCGTTACTGTCTTTACAAGGCGACCTTCAACCAGAAATTGAGCGGTAGGGACGGCTTGGAATTGTGGGCTGTTCCTATTAACCTTTACAACTACGGATGCGTAAGCGAGCCCCGTGAAGAAGGCTGTTTCGCGCTCTGCATAGTTCGCGGCCATAACAGCGCAGGCCTTGTTTGCTGGCATCGGCTCCCCTGCACTCGGCAGCGCTGCACCGTGATGCACGTCAATCCTGACACCGTGACTTATAGCGCCCACAGCTACTGCTTCGGGATCCTGTAGCTCACCCAGGGAGGGGTCTGTCATTGTACGGTTTTCATCGAAAACAACGTCCCACGCAGCTCGGATAGGGCCATGGCATATCGCCTGTTGGTAGAAAAGGTACTCGTTTCGTCCTCCGCTGATCGCCGGGATCGAATGATCCATCAGCTGTGAGGGCAGGGTAGGTGTAAAGTCTTGGTTAAACCGTTCGCCGTCAACGCCGTATATGTCACCATTATGAACGTAGCTAAGAACACTGCCTTGTCCCGCGAGAAACTCAGAATCAGAGTTAGGGGTGGCATGTACATAGTCGCCCTTCACACTATGAAATACACGAACGCCACCGACAAGCGCCTTGCCGTATACTACAGGCATCGGCTCGGAAGTCGCCTCCACAACGATTTCAAAGCCCTTTCTGGCATCTGCTGCTTTCTTCGCACGCTTCTTGGCTTTGGCTACTTGTATCTGCTGGTAGATCATGGACGCAACCGAAAGGGCAAGCGAGGCGGCCATAAGGGCCATGGCCACGCTTGTTGGTATTACTATTGACATTATCGTTTCCCCCAGCCGAGGATCAGCGTACCGGAGCCCTCAGCATTTGATTCGAAGCTTGTGTCGTCTGGATTGATTTCCCGCAGGAATGTATCGTTCGTCCAATAAGGCCGTGTATGATCAAGGTCACTCATGGGGTTTCCTCCTGTTATATTAAATATCGAGCTGCCCACAGCTTGTGTATCAATCTGGTATGCTCCGCCGCCTACGCGGCCTCTGTACACTAAAAGCATATCAGCCAAGTCTGTTATAGGGGCGCCAGTGGACTGCTCCACAAAACCCAAGCGCACTTCCATACGCAAGCCCACAAGATTGCCTTCCGCATGTAGGCCTGAAAAGAAGGCAGGGTCCGCAAGTTGGATCGAAAACAAATCTTTCGTAACAGCGGAGTTAGCCGAGGGCGCGTCGACGCCCATCAAGTTACCATCCGCGATATAGGTGCTGCCATCGGAGAGTGTTAGATTTCTAAAGTACGAGGTCGTCTTGTAGTCGCCCACTTGCACTGTAGAAAAGCTCTCTTGCGCCATGCCTGCTAGCGCTGCTTGTAGATAGTCAGAGAGTGCAATCATAAAGCCTCCACTAGTTTTATTGTGCCTGGATCCATTAAGATGCCATCGGTGTAAGACATGCCACTGACAACGTCTGTATCATAGCGCATATTAGCGATTACGTCATCCATGTATGTCATGATGGTTCCTACGCCAACGCCACCCACCACGGCAACCCTCAGTGCGGGAAAAATGCCGACGGTATTACCGGCAGCTACATCTGTTGTTGTTATGTAAACCTTGGGGTGATTGTCAAATCTAATAAATGTCCCCATCGGGACCAAGCCGCCGGGGGGTGTGATAGTGATTTGCGAACTCCCTTGCCCGCCACTTGCCCTTACTTCCGCGCCACCTGCGCGTTGCTGAAGCACACCGCTGTTTTGAGGCATTAACACCTCGACTATTTCAGAATACCCCTTCGTTATGAGATCGACCATGAGGGTGTTAGCCTCCCTGGTCTCAGGCTTTATTGCCGTCTCTATCTCCCACCGCTGCGCTGTCCTGCGCATTATCTTGCGGCTTAATGAAAGGGTATCTGAAACGAAGACAGGCTGATTAGACCTGACCGTCATAGGCGCTACGAACGTGCCTATGACTTTACTTCCGTCCCAGATACCGTACATTTGCAATACTCCTTATGTCAAGCGTCTTTCCTTGTTAAGCTTGTTTACATTACCTGCAATGACCGGAATCATCCTAGAGATTTCCGATCTCGTTTGGCGACTTATGTCACCTGTCACGTTGATGTTGAAGACCTGCTGGCCGCTAGAGGTATCCCCGTTTGTGCTATCAGCAGCGAAGTCAGCTATCGTATCGATAGTAGGTGTGGCAGAGCCCACAACGCCACCTGCAGCAAATGCTGGCAGCCTATCCTGGTTGATCATGCTCAGCAACGCAAAGTTCTTGGCTGCTGATTTAGCGTTGATCACAAACTCCCCGTTAGAGAGCCTTGCCAGTATAGAGTCCGAAGTGCCTGTGCCTTTGCCGAAGATGGGGCCACCTGTGGCGCGACGTATGTCAAAACTGCCGGTCTTCCCGGCATTAGCGTCAAAGGTTGTACCAGACCCCGCGCTGCCCATGCTCGCTGCGGAGCTTGCAATGCCAACTCCGACGCTTAACCACCCAAGGATCTCAGCGCCTACATCCTTCTTGCCACCTTTACTAGCACCGCCTCCAAACATGCTCGAAAGCATGCTGCCTAGGGACGACCAGGCATCCGCAAAGACACCGCCTAGTCTTGTGAAGAGACCCTCTTGTACAACGTTGGTGTTGTTGACGGCAGTCTCTATCCCGAATAGTGCCTCCATTGAGAAGGTGTCTTCAGGCGCTTTCACGCCGCCCTTGGACAGTTCTGCCGTCTTGCTTCCGAACCCGATAGAGTCCAGTGAGGGGAATGAAGAGGAGTAGGTGCCAACTGCTGAAACACCTCCAGCTGCCACATCCTCATCACTTGCCCCCGTGAAGAGACCTGCGATAGTGCCACCAATACCCTCTCCTAGCTTGCTGACCGCGTCTGTGAGAACACCATTCTTTCCAGTGAGCGGGTCAGTAAGGCCTTTAATGAAGGTGTCGATGATCTGGTTCGTTAAGCCATCAAGCAACGTCTTGAAGACATCATCCTTTCCTTTCGCAGCATCACCCAAGGCTGTTCTAAGCATTGTGTCAATGCTGCCAGCGAATGCCACACCTGCTGCTTGGATCGCAACAGACGCTCCATTGATACGTTCAGGGATTCTGTTCAACTCGAAAGTCAAGCGATCGATCTCTGCCTGCAGATCCTCGGTTGGGAGCCCTTTGAGCCGTAGTTCCAAAACCTGCTTAGAACGTTCGGCTATCTTTTCAGCTAGCGTAGCGACCCTTTCAAGCTGCTGGGTAGTTGCGCGGTTCAGAACGTCAGGTGGGATCTGTACACCCGCCACACTTGACAGCAAGCCTGCTCTGCCACGTAGATCGGTTTCAGCGCTGACTGCACGCATTGACGTGGCTAGCTTTGCTATGTCGACGCGCAAGTTGGTGACCGAAGATGCCACAATAGAATCGCGGCCTGTAGCTGACGCGGTCACCCTAATATCACCAGGGCTCGGTGCAGCGGTGACACTACTCTGCTTGAGATCGGCGACAAGGGCAGTAGGCTCAAAAGACTTGCCCAGGTATGCCGCTGTCAGCTTCTCTGTCGCCAAACGTAGATTATCTAGAGATGTAGAATGCTGCTCTAGCGGTGTTTTGTTAAGCTCTTTTAAGCTAACACCGAATTGCCTCTTGAAGAGCGCCATGGTGCTGTCAAGGTCACTAAAATTGACATTGTCCAAAACAGCTGCCATCTCACTTGTCAACCCTGGCAAGTTCAAAGCTTGCTCAAAAGCATCCAGGTTGGTGAGTTCCACTGCTAGCTGTCTGTTCCCTTTGAATAGCTGCAGATCTACATCGGCGAACTTGATGCCTGAGAGGTTACTTATCCGCTCGAGGCTCGACTTCGCGCCCTCTATCAGGGCGGTCTCCAGGTTGACCTGCGTCTCCTGGAAGAAGGTCAAGTACTCGCCTGCACGTAAGACTTGTCGGAACGTCTTAGCAAAGGCTTCAACTGTTAGGCCGCTGAGTGTCTCGTCGCTAGCTTCCAGATTGGCCAGCTCCCTCTTGAAGAACTTCGCAGTCTCCGTCAGAAACCTACGAGCCTGAGGTGCTACGGTGGTGAACGAGAAGATATCCAAATCGCTCTTAAAGACTTCATTGATCTCCGCTATCGCCTTCGGTAGCGTTGTTGAGATATCGTCAACAGCAAATGCCGCATTTCTTTCACCCTCGAACAGCTTCGTCCGCAAATTCAGGAACTCTTCAACATCCCCCGCTCTGCCGATTTGGAACCGAAGCGCTTTCAGCTCAACATCAGCATCGATGAGATCTTGTATTGCGTTAGGGCCTAGCGTCACGAGCCTGCTAGTGTCTGTCAGACTACGCGCTATGGACTTCTTACTTCCCTGGAAAGCGTTCTTATCAACTAGGCCGATCGACTCCAGTGCTGTCTGAATGGACTTGCCATTGTTGAATGTCAACGCCTTGTTGAAAGCACGCGCCTGCCCGATCAATGCCTCTCTACGTCTGGCAAGGGTCTCGAAGCTCTTCGATGCCGGATTTACCTTGTTCAGCTGATCGGTGATCGAAGAGATCTCGGTCGCAATACCTGCCAACCGTCCGCGCTCTCCTGAGGGTAGCCGCAATACGCTAAGCGCGGTGGTGTCCATGTCTGCAAGATTCAGAGCACTAAGCATATCATTGACGCCTTTCACTGCATCATCAGTAGCCTTCTTTGTGTCCGTCAACGCAGTATTGATCGCTTCGATTCGTGCAACAACAGTCTTGACCACCGCTTCGCTTACGACGGCATCGCCGCTTGCTGCGAGCTCTGACAGCGTAAGCATCCGCGCCGTTAGTGCTGTTACCTCTGCCTTGAGACGTACCCACTCGCCGATTCCACCAGGCTTCAACACAAAAGCTTCTGGGATGGTTTCGCCTAGTTGCTCTGTTATCTTCGCCATTTGCTGAAAAGACGTGAGGCTTGCGTCGCCTGCTATCTCCGTGATGACAGCAGCAAGACCGCTGCGTATCGCCCTATTACCCTCGACAACGGCGTTACGTTGCGCGAGTAATGCGGTAGTCTGCGCTTCTCGGGATGCCTCATCGCCTGACTGCAGACCGGCTACCTTTGCTAGCGCAAGTCTTGCTATCCGGATCTTGTCGACACTGGCAGCAACTGCTACAAACACCGAAGGGTCTACCTTGAGGAATTGGACCTCCGTGAGCTCTTTAACGCCTGTGGATTTCAAAGCGAGATTGATACTCTCAAAGACCTCCGAGAACGGCAAACGGCTGATAATCCCCGCCCGTAACCGTTCAATGTCGTCTGCTACCGCTTGCTGGTCTTGCGGCGAAGCAGTGCTTTTGAGGCTCGCCACTTCGGCTTGCTTCAGCAACTTCACGAGCCGACTCACTTGACGACTATCGACCCCACCAGTGAATGACAGCCGACGCAACCCTGCCTCAGCGCCTTCTATGTCGAGTTCCTTGACTTGAAACTCTATCAAGGTCTTGAGGAGAATTACCTTAGGGAGCGATTCAGCTATCGATTCAGCCTCTAGCTTTAGACGCGCTTTATCGATCTGTAGAGCTACGCGAATTTCAGGGGTGGTAGCGTTCGGTATGGCCTCGTCCAACCTTCGCACCGCGTCGGTGATCATCTGAATACGACCTAGTTCTTGACCATCGCCGAAGAAGTCTAGACCTTTCTCGCCAAAGTCGATCTCTAACACAGTCTTAACATCTTCAGCAAACTTCTCCATGCGTTCTGAAAGCGCATTGGCAGCTCGCGTGTTAAAGGCTTTTGTTTTCAACTCCTCGACTTCCGCCCGGAAAGCAGGCTCGAATTTAGCCACCACACGCTCTGCGGCATTGATCCGACGAAGGAGTTCGAGGGGTTCGCCCTTGATGTTACCATTTCGCACTGTCGCTAGGAGGATGACAGCCTCTTTCAGCTTCTGCCCCATCTCAGCGACATTAGCAACATCGCCTTCAGGCAAGAAATTCTGTCGCTTCTGGATAGCATTTGCGCCTTGCGCCAATAGCTTGAGAACTCTTGTAACATCAGGGTCCCTCTGCTTGAGCGCGACATTACCTGCGTTCCGTTTAGCAACCTCCGTTGGCACCTCATTTAGGCCAGTCAAGATCCTGTAAGGCAGACGCCCTAGGGACACAGACCACTTCTGCGTGGCTACGACAGCATTGCTAATGCCGTTGGCAACGGCAGCAGTGGCCCTGCTGTGGGCCCGTGCAGCACGTTGCAGTACACTCATGTTGTCCGTCGTCACGCCCATGATAAGCGCCCTCGCGCTGTGGCGCCCCCTTACGTTCTGCAGTTGCTTGAAGCGGTCGGGTGTTGCTTTAGGGATAAAGCTCTGGAAGATATCACGGGATTTCGCGCGAGCACTGTCACGTAAGGTGCTTATATCGCCCACGTCACGCTGACGCTGTCTTTGCACTAGGCTCTTGATGTCAGCAGCAATCTTCGCTGCCTCATTCGCAGCTTTCGTGGTTAGCACGCCTGTTTTGAGCACCTCAAGCTGGATGTCTCTGAGGAGCTTGAGGCCATCGTCCAGGAAGCCGTCAAATCGTTGAAACTCCCCTTTCGAGAACTTCTCGAAGTCAACCCGGAATAGCAAGGGCTCAATATCGAACTTTATCTTCTGTATCTCGACTACACCAAACTTCTGGATAATTGACTCTCTCCGCCCTCGTGCTGATTCAGGAGTGATGCCTGCCAAGACCCTTGCTTTGTCGATTAAGAGATCCATCTTACTTACTTCTTCATCGCCGTTGCCGTCTTTACCAAAAAGTATTGAGGCAACTAATGCGACAACTGTAACCGCTGCCGCTAATTTTGCGAAGATAGCGAACGGGCCAAGCACAAAAAGGACGCCTCGCGCCAAGCCAGCTAGGGCTGCCACTGCTCCCGGGACGCCTAGCCTGAACAGTCCGAGCCACGCTGTGATAGCTGCGCCCCGGGTCAACCACCACCCCGCGTTGAACACAGTAGCGAGTGTAACCAATCGCAAGCTGGCGACCATACGGATCGCGGCGGCTCGTACGAAGATGTCTAGTGCAGCAAAACCTGCCAAGAGCCCATTTATACGCGTAATGGCGGTCAAAGGCCCCACCATACTAGCGAAGAAAAGCGCTTGACCTGCGTTGAACGCCGCCCTTGCTGCTGCAAGGTTCTTGAATGCAAAAATCAAAAGCTTGACGCCTAGGAGCAAGCCCAGCATTGGCGCCAATACAACCTTGGCGAAGTTGAGGAAAGCATTGGCGGTCTCGGTCTGCGCCTCCCCGACGCCTTTTGTCAGCGTCTTGAACATCCCTACAACGCCGTCACTTATATTTCCGATTGTGGAGGAGACGAGGCTACCTAGGCCAAGCACTACTGCCAGCAGCGCCTTGAAGGGGCTAGAGACTGTCTCTTCAAGCCCTATGTCACTAAGCCCTGCAGCTTCTGCCCCTGATGAGAACGAGAGTATCAGGCCTGTGACAAGGGCGCCTATCGCTAGTTTGCTTGTGAAGATCGCGGCGATACCTTGTAAACCAAGCGAGAGGATGTTCGAGAAACCTGACAGCGATCTACGAAGTCCAGGGCCACCCGCCCGTATACGAGCCGCTATCCCACCAACCCCGTTACTGAACAGGCTTGTCACAGAGGACCATGCTTGACGGAGCGACACCCCATGCGCGTTCGTCAAGTCCACCGCTGTGCGAAATAGATTGCCAATGCTTCTTCGAAGGTTGACGCGCATTGCGCCCCCATCGAAGCGTGTATTGAAGAAGGAATCCAAGAGGCCTATCCGGCCCTCGGAATACGCTTCCGCATTCGCCCGCATATTACGAAACAACTGCCGAAGATCTGTAAGCACCTGGGCGGCAGCTTGGTTGAAAGCACGCCTGGTCTTCCGGGTCACCTGGCTAGAAGTTGCGGTTGCGAACAACGCTCCGAAATTCCTACCAAACGCATCAATCGCGGCTTTTATTGGGCGCGTCCTAGCCAAGAGCGCAATGACACTGATGAAGCCGCCCTCCAGGAAGCGGAATAGCGACACAAACAGCCTCGCACCGGCGGCGGGACCGAATACCGCAGCAAATAACGCAGGGATGCCGATAATAGCTGCCTCTAGCACACCTACACCCTCAATGGTAGTGGAGACGGCGGCTGCAATCGCAAGACCGAGGAATCGCCCGTTTAGGATCAGACCACCCTTGCTCAACCCAAAGAGTGCGCCTATCACGCCAAAGATTCCACGAGTCAGCTGCTTGCCGTCGTCATTACGACGTCCGAAGAAGATCTCCCCTAATGTTTTGCGAGGCTCCGCTGAGAAGGTTGTAAACATAGCTATCGCAGTCAAGATGCCGCCAACGAGC